GCCCCCTTTATTATTTATTGAATATAATGTAATTTATGCTTACTAGGATTTTCAGCCTTATTAACTGACCTAGCAGACTTTGTAGAGATAATAAGGCTAGTGCTACAACACGAAAGGAATTGAAATGGCTTCTACGACTTTTTCTGGTCCGGTAACCTCGACTAATGGTTTTATCGGCAGCATTACTGGCAGCGTGACTGCCACCACCGTTACTGCAACTGGCAACATTACTGCTGATAGCGCAACCGCTGTTGTTGCTGGTGGCGCGGCTTCCTTCCTTGCCACTTCTACTGCTGGCCTTGGCGTTTATTTTGGTTCTGGCGCACCGACTGTTTCGGCTGCACAAGGTTCGCTTTATCTTCGTACCGATGGTAGTTCGACAAGCACCCGTGCATATGTAAATACCGATGGTGCTACGACTTGGACCGCTATTACGACTGCTGCTTAATAGGAGGCTCAAATGGCTTCCATGCAATATGACGTTAAATCAGTACGCATGACCGCAGATGGTCAGGCTATTGATTACCGTACTCGCGTAAAAGCAATTTATGGTCTTGCAGGTGCAAGTGCTGGCTCGGTTAAGTTTTACGACGGCACTGATACCTCGGGCGATTTGTTGATTGACATTGACACGCCTGCCGGTACTGGCAATAACTTCTACATGATGATTCCGGGCGAAGGCGTTTTATTTCGCAACGCAGTCTATGTTGATGTAACAAACATTACTGGAGTCACCATTTATTATGGCTAAGACCCCTGCTTGGCAGCGCAAAGAAGGCAAAAACCCCAAGGGTGGTTTAAACGCCAAGGGACGCGCTTCCTACAATCGTGCCAACCCCGGCAAACCCGGTCTAAAAGCGCCGCAGCCAGAAGGAGGCCCGCGCAGGGATTCTTTCTGTGCGCGCATGAAAGGCATGAAGAAGAAACTTACTTCTGCCAAAACAGCAAATGACCCTAATAGCCGGATTAACAAAAGCCTAAGAGCGTGGAATTGTTAAAATGGAAAATCAGGACGCAACAATTGCTGTGTTGGGCCACAAAGTTGATGCCTTGCATCAAGATGTTGGCGAAATGAAAACTGCTTTGAAAGATGTTGCCGTGGCATTAAACAAATTAACCATTGTTGAAGAACGGCAATCTCAAACAAATTCAACACAAAAACGCATGCTTGAAAAACTTGAATCGCTTGAAAAGCGAATTGATGATTTAGAAAAAGCAGATGTCAAACATGGTCAAGCAGCAACTTGGGTTATGAATGCTGTTTGGGGTGCGGCAGGTTTGTTGGCAATGTACATAGCCAAGATGTTAGGTTTGATTTAATCATGCCTAGTGTTAGCAAAAAGCAGCATAACCTCATGGCGGCGGTGGCCAAGAATCCGAAGTTCGCCAAGAAGGTCGGGATTCCTCAAAATGTTGGGGAAGAATTTTTACAGGCCGACAAAGGCCGCAAGTTTGAAAGAGGTGGCGAAATGAAAGAATCAAAGAAGATGATGGCCAAAGAAGTTTCCTTTATGAAGAAGAAGGGCGCTCCTAAGTCCATGATTAAGCATGAAGAAGCCGAGATGGGCATGAAGAAAGGCGGCATGACCAAGAAGTATGCCAAGGGCGGCAGCATTGATGGCTGCGCTACCAAGGGTAAAACCAAGGGCATGATGGTCAAGATGGCTGCTGGCGGCTGCATGATGAAGAAGACTGGCCGAGGCCGTTAATCATGGCTCGCCGTCTTTTTGAAATCCAAGAGGGTGAACCGGGTTACTTTGTACACCCACGTACTCGCGCCCGCAAAAAACGCGAGCAACCTGTTATGGGTAGTTCAAAGAATGTAAACGCTGGAACGGGTCGCGGCACAACGCAATTTAAAAAAGACAAACCCAAACGCGATACATCAAAGAATACTGATGGAATGAGCACTACATATGGGCCTTTGACGACTCCGGGTGACATTTCAACCGCTCCGCCTATGAATACTGCTGGTATTGCAGGTCTTCCCGGTAGTCCGAGCGGGATGTCCGAAGAACGCGAGGCTGCATCTGGTCGCACCACTTTCTTTGGTCCTACTCCTGAAGATGCGGTTGAGATGGCTGCTGAAGCACCGCGTATGCGCAAGGGTTTGTTTGGAGAAGATATTCCTGAAGAAGAATATCTTGAAATGGAGCGCAAGAATCGAGAGGCTGGATTTTTTGGCCGCTTCAAAAAAGGTGGCAGTGTCAAAAAGGCCACTAAAAAGTATGCAAGCGGCGGCAGTGTAAGCAGCGCTTCTAAGCGTGGTGATGGTTGCGCTACCAAGGGCAAGACTCGGGGCCGGATGGTATGAGACCGTGTCGTGGCATGGGTGCAGTAAACCCCAGCAAGTTGCCAAATCGCATTAAAAAGCGTGATGGCAACGAATCCGTGGAATTGTTTTCCAAGGGTGGGGAATCCCGTGTAAACGAAGCAGGCAACTATACAAAGCCTAGCATGCGTAAGTCATTGTTTAATCGCATTAAGGCTGGCGGAAAAGGCGGCGCTCCGGGTCAATGGTCGGCGCGTAAAGCACAAATGCTTGCATTACAGTACAAGAAGCAAGGCGGCGGATACAAGGATTAGGAGATAAAGATGGCTGGCGCTGGAGCAGCGGGACTTAATAACTTTGGGAATCCTTTTGCCCAATCCACTTCAACTGGTGGGCAAATGCAGATTCCAACTTTTATGCAACCCTATTTTGGCAACATTTTAGGTGGGCCTATTATTGGGCAACAACAAAATCAACAACAATTTACGCAACCCACCCAGCAACAAACGCATCAACCGTTTGGTAGAAATATCTACGGATACAACATGGCACGCTTGTCGTCCATGATGGACCCGTCAGCAAACCTTCCGCAATACCAAAATCCGTATGCTGCCCAATATCAGCAGCCAATGCAGCCTAATTATTTTGGCTACCAAATGGACCCATTTGGAATGCTTAACTTGGGCTACATGATGGGTCAGCCTAATTTCTTTGCGGAACAACCCATTTTTGGTCAACCGCCCGCTCCGGCTGCAACGCCTACGCCAGCGCCTATCTCAGACGAATATTTGAATCAAATTGCAAATCTTCAAAGAGAACTTGCGTCTTCTCGTGAAGAAATATTTAATTTGGGTAAACAGTTTGAAGAATTTGGTGTTAGCAAAGAAGTGCCAGAAGAAATTGGTCAACCTTTGCCTAAAAATGTTACTGACCTTTATAAAACCATTCTTGGTCGTGACCCCGAAAATGCAGATGCTATTCGTTATTGGCAAAGTATTTTTGGTCCGACTATTGAGCCAGAAGAAATTGAACAATTTCGTCAAGCCGCAGCACCTGAGTTGCAACAGCGTGAAATTGATGAATTTTCTGGCACGCCTTCGACTGGCGTTGGAACTCAAGTTATTGTTTATGGGCCGGATGGTAAGCAATATTCTTCTCCGGCAGCCGCTCGCCAAGCGGGTGTTACTAACTTTACATATGAGCCGCCTAAGCGCGGCAACTTAACACAAGGCGCAAACTTCCAAACCGTTAACAATCAATATGGCGGCGCTCTTGGTGATGTAAGAACAACTGTTGACAAAAATGGTGTTGTTACCTTGGTTAGTAACTCTAATCCAAGCCTTAAAACAACTTTGCCAGCAGGCAGTTACTTTGACCCCAACAAGGGGCAAATTGTTAACTCTAAGGGCGAACCGGTTTCTGTTGGCAGCGCATTCCTTTCTTCTGGCGCCGCAAGCACTGCATCTACAGGTATTCAGTTTGGTGATACTGCCGCAGATATTCGTCAAGAGTTTGGCAAAGCAGTAAACGTCACTGATAAAGCAAAGATTGATTCAAAAGGAACAATTACGCTTGAAGGTGGCACCAAGATTCCTTCTGGTTCTTATGTTGATAGCGGTGGAAAACTGCGTTCGCCTGATGGCGGTTTAATTAGGTTGGGAAGAAAAGATATTCCTGCTGCATCTCCGCCTCCGCCTCCGCCGCCTCCGCCATCGACCTCGTCATCTTCTGCACCTTCTTCTCAGGCAAGCGTCTCCGCCCCTCCCCCGCCTCCCGGTTCGTCTGCTGGTGATATTGCATACCGAAATCAAATTGTGGACATGTATCGCACAGAACTTGGCCGCACTCCTTCTGAAAGCGAACTGGCGTTAATTGCTCAAACATTTGGTTCCGAAATTTCGCCAGCAGAAAGGCAACAATTTAATGCTGCTGCACAAAGAGAAAAATCTGGCGGGATGAAGAAAGGCGGGATTGTTCACAATGGCATGACAAATCGTTTGAAAAAAATGCTTGGGAATTAATGTGAAAGCGCCTCAGAAAAGCCTGAAAGCGTGGACTGAGCAGAAGTGGAGAACAAAAAGTGGTAAACCGTCAACGCAAGGACCGAAAGCAACCGGAGAGCGATACCTTCCGGAGGCAGCGATTAAGTCGTTATCTTCGTCAGAGTATGCTGCAACGACTAGAGCAAAAAGAGCGGGAAAGAGAACGGGAAAACAATTCGTAGCGCAGCCTAAAAATATTGCAAAAAAAGTAGCGCCGTATAGGAAAGTTAAATGACAACCAGTGGAACTAGCACATTCAACTTAGACCTCAATCAACTGGTTGAGGAAGCATTTGAACGTTGCGGTTCAGAGTTGCGCACCGGATATGATTTACGTACCGCCCGCAGAAGCCTGAATTTGTTGACAATTGAGTGGGCAAATCGCGGCATCAATTTATGGACAATTGAGCAAGGCTCTATTCCGTTGGTTGCTGGAACAGCAACATACAACATACCGGTAGATACAATTGATTTGTTAGACCATATCATTAGAACTGGCACTGGAACAAATCAAACGGATATCACTTGTAGCCGTATTAGCGTTGAAACATACCTAACCATTCCTAACAAGAATGCTCAGGGCAGGCCAATTCAAGTTTGGTTTAACAAACAATCTGGCGCTACTTATCCAGATGGTTTGGTTCCGCCCGGAACAGTTATTCAATATCCCACCATTACTGTCTGGCCAACTCCTGATACATCAAACACTTATACGTTTGTGTACTGGCGTCTTCGTCGTATTCAAGACGCGGGGGAAGGCGGCACTAGAACGCAAGACATCCCATTTCGGTTTCTTCCGTGCATGGTGGCGGGATTGGCGTATTACTTATCCATGAAGATTCCAGAAGCCGCTCCGCGCATTCAAATGTTGAAGGCGGACTATGAAGAACAGTTTAGGCTTGCTGCAGAAGAAGACCGAGAAAGAGCGCCAATTAGATTTGTTCCACGAACTTTGTTTTACAGGTGATTAGATGCCTAATCGGTTCTCATCTGGAAAACATTCAATTGCGGAATGTGACCGTTGTGGTTTTAGGTACAAACTAAAACAACTTCGCAAACTTACTATTAAAACCAAACAAGTAAGCATTAAGGTTTGCGCGCAATGCTGGGAGCCGGACCAACCGCAATTGCAACTTGGCATGTATCCGGTTAATGACCCGCAGGCGGTACGTGAACCTAGACCGGATAACAGTTATTATGTATCTGGACCAGATTTTGATGGTAATCCGTCAGAGGGTAGCCGGGTTATTAATTGGGGCTGGAATCCCGTTGGTCAGGCAGATGATGGCGGTTTAACGCCTAATCCATTGCAAGGCGCGGGCCAAGTGGGAACAGTAACAGTAAATATTACTTAGGAGTAATCATGGACAAAAAAGAAGTTAAACAAATTGCCGACAAAGAAGTGAAGGCGCATGAGAAGCGTATGCACGGCAAGGGCTACAAGCGCGGCGGCAAAACTAACCTTGACATGAAGAAGTATGGTCGAGGCATGGCTAAGGTTATGAACCAAATGTCGCCTATGAGCAAAGTAAAAAAGGCGGGCATCTAAATGAATACCGACAAGTTTAATTACTTTCCGGCTGAAACCGCTGACCCTGTTGGCAAATACACACAGCCAAAGGAATTTGATGCAACCGAAGCAAAAGCCAATAATGGTTATTCGCAGGTTGCGGCAAACACTCAAACTGTGCCTGTTCGTGGCTGCGGCGCTTGCACGAAGGGCAACAAATTTATTGGTTCTATTATCAAATGAATTACGCAGAATTAGTGTCGGCAATTCAGGATTACACAGAGAATACATTCTCTACTGCTGATATTAACATTTTCATTAAACAGGCCGAACAGCGTATTTATAACACTGTTCAATTACCTGCTTTGCGTAAGAACGTTACTGGTAATACAACAACAGATAATAAATATTTGGCAGCGCCTTCTGATTGGCTTTCTACATTTTCAATGGCAGTTGTTAATGCGGATGGAACATATTCTTATCTTTTAAACAAAGATGTGAATTTTATTCGTGCCGCATATCCCTCGCCTACAGATACTGGCACTCCTGAGTATTATGCTTTGTTTGACCAAAATACATTTATTTTGGGTCCAACTCCTAATTCAACATACACAGTAGAACTACATTATTTTTATTATCCAGAATCTATTGTTACTGCTAATAACACTTGGCTTGGTGATAATTTTGATTCTGTGTTGTTTTATGGTTCTTTGTTAGAAGCATATACTTATATGAAGGGCGAGTCGGATGTTCTTGCCGTTTATAAGCAACGTTACGATGAGGCATTAGCATTGCTCAAGCAACTTGGCGATGGCAAAGACCGTCAAGATGCTTATCGTAGTGGTCAAGTTCGTTATAAGGTTCAGTAATGGCAATCAGCGCAGAAATTCCAGTTTTGTTGGGAGGTGTAATAGTGCACACCACAAACAATCGCGGGTTTACTCCTGAGGAGTTAACCGAGCGCGCTATAGAAAAAATTATTTATGTCGGCGGTAATTCACACCCGGCTATCCGAGCACAGGCGGAAGTATTCCGAGATTCAATTAAGGGCGTGATTCTTGCATACATGAAAGAAGCGGTTGCGTGTCATAACGTAACCATTGCAAACAAACTAACTCAGGCCGGACATCCTGAGTTGGTTAAACTTTTAGATTAAGGAGCCAATTATGGCAATTACTCAGGCAATGTGCACCTCCTTCAAGGTGGAACTACTTCAGGGCGTGCATGATTTCACCGCCTCTACTGGCGATACGTTTAAGATTGCGCTGTACACCTCGTCGGCCACTCTTGGTGCCAGCACCACCGCTTACAGTGTTACTGATGAAGTTTCTGGTACCGGATATACGGCTGGCGGTAA